GAGGCCCAATAATAACACTGAATTATGCGATCAAAATAGTGCAGGAAGTTGGCGGGATCCAGAATAAGATTTATTCAATGCAGAAGGATCGTTACCTGGTACAGCCCAAAGATGAAGATGTGGTGATATTGTTGCATAAGCATGAGAGCGCAAAAAAGGAGAGGCACTTTGCTGAGTTCGGGAGCCACGAAGTTTGGATCTTCGATAATGGAGCGTTTGGGCTGAATGCGGGATCCCTGATGGGAGGTTTCTCACAGCAGAGCGCGATCAGAATGATTGAATGGTTTGGATGTACTAAAGTGACGTTATACGGTTTTGATTCCGTGACACATGGAAATTTTGAGAGGCACGTAGGAAAAGAATTTGACGAGTTTGAAAACCACGATTTTTATAGGACGCAGAGAAGACAGATGAAGAAGTTTAAACCTAGAATAGATTACAAGTATGCGGTTTGTCGCTGATATACATGGGTATCCTCCGTACCATAACTCTGGAGCAGAGTGGATGGCGCATTATATATTCCGATACCTGGTAAATGATGAGCATCATGAGGTTGTTGTATTGCTGGACTTTAATTCATACCTGGGCACGATCAAGGAATCCTATGAATTTGAAGGGGTAGAGGTTGTAAGCGATAAAGACAGGGATCTATATTACAGATCTGCCGATGCGATATTTACGCACCTGGACAAAACGGGGAAAGCCTATAATTACGCCAGAAGATACGGAAAGCCGTTGTTTCACTTCATTCATAACAATTATAAGAATGTGGTTGTAGAGAATCAGAATGCGATAGATCAGTTTGCTATTTACAATTCTGAATGGGTGCGCGAGAAGGTGAAGGATATTCAGAGATCTATAGTGAGGTCAGTGGTGGTTCATCCACCCGTGTTTTTAGACGATTACAGCAACGATCGTATCAATTCATATATTACCCTTATAAATTTAAATAAGAACAAGGGGGGCGAGTTATTTATGGAATTAGCGAAGAATTTGCCTGAGTATCAATTCATGGGGGTAATGGGATCCTACGGAGAGCAGTTTTTTGATCATAAGCTGAAAAATGTTCATTATATTCCGCATACTGGAGATATAAATTACGTTTATAGAAGAACGAGGATCCTGCTGATGCCAAGTGCCTATGAGAGCTATGGCAGGACGGCCCTGGAAGCAAGTTGCTCCAGGATCCCCGTGATCTGTACGCCTACGCCAGGGCTGAAGGAGGCCATGAGCACTGCGGCGATCTATGTGGAACGGGATGATGTGGATGGCTGGATCCAGGCGATCAGAAAATTAGATAACGAAGAATATTATGCAGAAGCCAGCGAAAAGTGTTATCTTAGAGCTAAGAGTTTGGAACCAGGGAAGGAATTGGAGTACCTGAATAAATTTATATGCTATGAAATACAGAATAACGAGAACGCACGCTAAGAAGGTTGGGAATGACCTATATAAGCGCGGAGAAGTATATGATGAAAAAGACATTGAGGATCTTCAGCTAAAACTAACAGGAGATCAGTTAGATATGCCACCACTGGTGGAACCGTATAGCGAACCTAAGAAAAAGGTCGTTAAGAAAGTTGTGAAAAAAGAGGCGAAACAACCAGCTAAAAGAAAAACGAAATGACGCTGTTCACCCCTGACTATGGCATAAATGAGGGGTTTGACTATACAATTAGTACAGCCCCAACGTCTGAGCTTTTAACGGTTACGGACATAGAGGACAGGATGGATCTGTCGGACAATGATGATCCAGATGTGATTAACAACCAGATCAAGGCCGTGAGGACTTACCTGGAGTCAAAGCTGAACATGGCGCTTGTTGCCCAGAAAACAATTACGGCATATTGGGAGAAGTTCGGCAAGACCATACCCCTTCCGTTTCCGCCAGTGACATCGGTGACCTCGGTGACGGTCGTAAATAAGTCTTCAGGTACAGAGACGGCCCTGACAGAGGGTACAGACTATTGGGTTGAGGGAGTGAATAAGAAAAAGATAAAATTCATTTCTGATTATTGGAATTATTGCTATGGGGTGAAGATCGTCTACGTGGTAGGCTTGACGGATCCAGGTATGGTGAAATTAGTGAAAGATGCCATGAAGTCAGAAATAATTACCTGGTATTTAAACAGGGGCAATATGGATGAGACGCAGTACGTCCTGGGATCTATGGCGATGCAAAAACTAGCTATATTTATGGATATATGAGAACGACGAAATTCACTACGAAGAACATGGATATTCAGTTGAAGGACTGGACTAAAATGCGTAAGAAGCAAGTCAGGGAGCAAGTCACTGATTCGGCGAACGTAGTGGAGTCTGAGGCAGTTCAAAGGGTATCAGTGGGAGCGACTGCGGCCCTGAAGGTTTCTATAGGAATCAACTACAGGGACAAAGGGATGACGGCTGAAATAGGATCTGGAGTGATGGGAGGTGAACAGTTGGTATATGCCGAAGCCCTGGAGTTTGGGCGGAAGCCTGGTGGGTTTCCTCCCTGGAAGGAAAATTCTGCTTTATATTATTGGGTGAAGATGAAATTGGGGATCCGTGGAAAGCTAACCAAGGCAGTAGCTTTTATGATCGCGAGAAAGATCTCAAAATTTGGATTTAAGAAAAGGCCGTATTTGATGCCAGCTTACAATAGGGAGCGTCCTATATTTGAGCGGAAGATAAAAAAGATCATGAATAAAACGTCTAAATAATGAAGGATCCAAGTCAAAAAATAGTAGATGCGTATTATAGCCTTTTGAACGGAAAGGTAACGTATAGCGGCAAAAAAGTGAAAGTGTTTAAGAGGCCTCCAAAGGATACAGAGATTCCGATTATTAAGGGGGCCATGTATCATTATATTGAAATAGGTGATGTCACTGATTCCGAGACAGGGAGCAATGCGGATGTGTTTAGCCACGATGCTACGTGCGAGATATATGTAGTTGTTGGGTTCCCTGGGATTGGTGACAAGTCCGTTATGAATAACATAGTGAACCAGGTATTGAATAAGACCTTGACAGGAAAAGGCGCGAAGCTATCCCTGGGGAGCGATTTTACGAATATAGTGCACGTCCTGGAAACAGCGTTTGACACGCAAGAGCAGGATATGCACAAGAAGCTGATCAAGAACCTACGCTATAGGTTGGAGATAGATGAAACTAGTTGATGTTTAATTAAAATGTGCTGAAAGATGGCAGGAGAAAATGGAACAAACATCCGTTGTAAATTGAATGGGAATGTGATAGCTGGCAAGCTCAGTTCAGGTTTCACTTCAAACAGGGATGAGATTGAATTATCAGACGCAGATGACGGGGCGGACGCCACCTATACAATGGGGCGGAAACATCGTGAAATTACAGGTGAGTTTAACCTAAATACGACGGCGAGCAACAACGACCTGAACGATTTATGGGATGCTCACGACAATGCCACGCTTACCCCCTTCATTTATGGTGGTACGGATTCAGGAGACTTCGTACTTACAGGGAATGTTTATATTCGAGACATCGAACTGAACGACCCTGATAATGAGAGGTCAACGGTTACCGTGACCATGAGAGTAACGGGTGCAGTCACAAAGACGACCTATAGTTAAGAACTAAAGCAGTAGTATGACTTTTATTGTTGAGGGACTTGTAACGCGCAAGATCCCGATAGTATCCGATGGTAAAGTCAAGGAAATTGAAGGAGAGTTTTTTTTCGGAACTCTGGCTTTTAAGTTAGTGCGTATGGAGCTAGATATAGATCTGTACCAGCTAGACGAGAAAGTAGAACTGATTAAAAAGGATCCGATCAATGGAATTGATTTTTTAATAGACTTCTTATATTTAACTCACAAGGCTTGGTGTATGATTTCCGATAAGGATGTCGTAATAGCCAAGAATCAACTATGGCTGGCGATTGACATAATGGGTGCAAAGGATTTTACGGGTATCCTGGAAGAAGGGATGCGGAAATACAATCAAGACCCTGACGAAAAGGAGGAAGCTACGAAAAAAAAGACCAAGAAGCCGAGTCCCACGCCAGCGAGTTGAATTTTAGTGAGTTAGAAGTCTGGGGACTTGGCGTTCTTGGATTGTCGCGTATGGAATTTTATACGTGCACTATTCCAGAATTGAAGAAACGAATTAAGGGTTTTTTGATGCTCGAAATGGAAATCAGGAATCTCGGAGCCAGGCGGATCGTGACTATGATCCAGAACGGCTTTGCTGGTTTTGGTGGAGGTAAGCAATATAGCGAAAGAAAGATTTGGCCTATGGATTTGGATAAGACCAAGCAGATTATTGCACCCCCGTCGGAGAAGCTGGTAAAGGAAGAGATCGACTTTATAAAGCATTTTTGGCCCGACGCAAATTACAGAGATTATGGGGAAGATAGCTAGTCATTATGTTGAGTTATCCGCACGGGTTGACAAGCTGGAAGCGGCATTTGAAAAGACCAAGAAAAAGTCCTCCGCACTTAGTGGAGCGTTTAAAAAATTAGGGGGTGTAATTGCGGGAGCATTTGCAGTCCAGAAAGTTGTTCAGTTCGGCGCAGAATCCATGAAGCTCGCAGGACAGGCTGAAGGTGTTCGTGCGGCCTTTATGGCACTAAATGATCCCAACCTATTATCAGAGATGCAGAACGCTACCAGGGGGACGATAAGCGACCTGGAGCTAATGCAGTCCGCAGTACGTGCACAGAACTTCAAGATCCCACTGGAGAAACTTGGCACGTTCTTTAAATTCGCTACAGACAGGGCCGCGCAGACGGGTGAATCAGTAGATTACCTGGTAAACTCAATAATCGACGGTATAGGGCGAAAGAGTACGCTGGTGATGGATAACCTGGGGATCTCCGCCGCAGAGCTACAGAATGAGATCAAGAAGACGGGTGATTTCGGACTAGCCGCAGGGCAGATCATTGAACGGGAGATGGCGAAAGCTGGCGATGTGGCTACGACTACAGCCATGAAGACGGCGAGGTGGGGAGCCACGATCAAGAACATCCAGGTAACCGTGGGAACGGGACTAAACAGGGTGCTGAATGCGCTTGCGCCGTTGATTGATAAAGCGTTTAAGGGATTGATGGAGTACCTTCCAGTTATACAAAAGGGGATAGTTGACGTGATCAATTATTTCATAGATCTGTATAATGAATCAGTGATATTCAGAGGCGCAGTTCAGTCTATATGGTTTGCTTTTAAAACGATGTGGGAAAATACAAAATTGGTGTTCAAAATGTTGTGGGAAAGCCTGGTGACCAGTGGAAAACTTATCAAGCAGATATTTACGGGTGACTTCCAGGGAGCTATGGAGACCTGGAGGGAAGGGTTTAAGAACCTAGCTGAAGATGTTCGTGAATACGGATCCAATACGGCACAGAACTTCATTGACGCTTATGAGGCCACGGTGACGCCCAGGAAGAAGATTGAGATGATTGGATTCGGTGAGGATGTTGTAAAGGAAGCCGTAGCGTCAGCGCAGAATGCTGGAGTCCAGGTGGGTAGTGCGCTGACTACAGCCCTTGCGCCGATGCAGGGAATGGGATTACCTGGAGCAGGAGCACCTGACGAGGGTGGCACGCCCGCAATGACGCCGTTGGGTGTTATGACCGAAGAGATGCAGGGGTTAAAGGATAAGGCGGCGGAAGCCCTTCCAATAGTGAGCGATTACCTGACTAATTTTTTTGAAGGTTTTGCTGGAGCATTTGTCCAGGGTGAGAACCACTTAAAGCAGTTCCTGGATTACTTCAAAAAGTGGGCGATAGGTATTATTACGCAGATCGCGGCTATAGCGGCGGCGGCCCTGGTATTGTCATTAATTACGGGTGGAGGTTTCTCTGGATTTGGTCAGATATTTAAAGGATTGTTCGGGAAGAGCGGTATAGGGAAGATGTTTGGAGGATTCGGTGACATAGCCAAGTTTGGAAAAGGGGCAGGATCTGGAGGACTCGTAGCTTTGCTTACAGGGGAGAATATAGCAATATCGAATAACAGATATAACCAGAGATAATGGGGCTGAAGTATTATTTTTCAGTAGTTGACGATAATGACGCCAACAAGAAGAAGGTTGAGATCCATCTAACAGGATACGCGGCGGGGACTACGGAGTTAACGCCTCTGGAATCTGGACTAAGGTTGAAGACGTTCGGAACGGAGTTTGATCTGCATGAGCGTATTGTATCTTCAGAGTATAGGGTTGACATATTGGTGGATGCGTCCGAGAAAACAACGTATGACGAATTTCTTACAGCAGGAAGACGTGATTACCAGGTTTATATTTACGATGATCCAGACGGAGCCAACACTTTGGAATGGAGCGGATATTTGAGAACATCCAACTCCAGGCGGGATTATAATAATTTTTTAATCACATACGAGCTAGTAGCCTCAGACGGTCTGCGGGATCTCCAGGACATAGAATATAAGAATGAATTTTTTAATGTGCCGATAGAGGGCCATGAATCTGGACTTACCATAATAGACCGATGCCTTGACAGGCTTGACTTCAGCCTGGGATATGAGATTCATCTGAATATGTATAACGATCTGATGACGAGTACAGAGTGCGCCCTGGAAGAAACGACGCACGACAATGATCATCTGTATTCGATCAGGAACGGTGAGGAGCAGTGGATCTCGATGTGGGAAGCAGTGACGCGGATCCTGACTACGTATAATTCCTATTTGATGCAAGTCGATGGGATTTATAAGATTGTTAATTGGCAAGAGTATAACTCATATAAGCACGTCTACAATAGTTCTTTAGTCAAACAATCTAGACCATCAGAGGACTTGAGTTTGACCGTTACAAGCTACAACAGACAGGGTACAGGGGATTTAAGGATCATGAAACCCATCGAGCAATTGGATCTGTATGTTAGAGACTATTCCAAAGGATCTGAGTTGCTGGTTAACGGTGAATTTGATAGCGGTACTTCAAACTGGACCAATTCAGGCTTTGAAACATTTTCAGTAACGGATGGGATCCTGACGTTTGGACAGACAGATAACGTATATGGCAATACGATCGAGTCAGATGCGTTTGCTATAGGATCCCTGAACGATGGCGATATTTTGTCCATGCAGGTGAAGTTTACGTTCAATACGTTTACGTCAGTAAGCAATCCGTATCCTCCAGGGTTGCGGGTATACCTGGAAGATCCTAATGGTAATCCGAGTCATACGGCGAGTTGGGCCCGCGATACGTTTACGGACTATATTGTTCTAAATATTGATTATTTTCCATCGGTTACGGGAAACTATAAGGTGGTGATAGCTGTCGATGCCAATGAAGATACCTTGGAGTGGACTGAGATCGAGTGGAGTATAGACTATATCCGTGTTGCGCTTATAACGACAGAGGGAAATGCAAGAGACAAAAGATGGAGATTCCGTTCGGATTCGTCGCCAGTTGGTATCCATGATTATGATGTGTACTTCAGTGATGCAGTACAGTCAGACCAGGCAAGTGCGCTGAAGGTCAGTGGATCGAACACATCTACCTGGAGCAGATATGGAAAGGGAGAAAGCATTCCGATAGTTCAGATCCTGGGACAGGAGTACATGAATGATTTCCAGACTAATCGGTATCTGGTGGATATAACGGTGCGCGATGACAACGATGAGATAAGACCAGACAATCTAATAATCCTGGACGGCAAGAACTACAGAATCACGGCTATGGAGCGGGATCACAGAACCACCCAGTGCCGATTGAGTTTGGCGGAAGTAAATAATTCAGACGATACGCTAGATATAGATACCTTCGCGCTTACCAGTATAGATGGTCAGTCAACGATTGATGGAGGTGCTGGAGCAGGATCAGGCGGGGGTGCTATTAGTATTTATCAGCCCTGGGCCAATGCGACAGGCGGAACATATACGAACGTAAAGGTAGGTATTGGATCCGTGCCCGATGCAAGCTATCAGCTTAAAGTCAATGGTGATACTAATATAGTCGGCGACCTTTATATTAATGGTGTTATTAGTGCGGCACAGATTAATGATTTGTCGGTTGAAACAGTGCTTGCCCCAGATGATACCATTGCGTTTTGGGATGTAAGCGAATCCACACATAAAAAAATTACCAGCACTAATTTAGCCAGCGACCTGAATGATGAGTTGGATCATAACCAGCTTTTAAATACCCATAATTTAAATAGTGATATTTTAGATAGCAATACTTCACCAGGTGAGATTTTATGGAATGATGGCGATGCGTTTGCTGGTGTTGGCGATTGGACTTCGCCGATTTTAACTTGGCCTGGAAGTATTTATATTAATGGTGATAATGATGTTTACCCATCAAAGCCAGAAGCCAGGATCACAGTTTATAATCAAGATACTGCGGGGGGAAATCCAGGTGCAGAAATGTCAATGTTTTCTGGTCAGTATGGTGAGTGGGGTTTGAGAATTGGCGATGGAAACAGTAATCGTATTTTATGGGGTGCTGGTGGATATACGAATTTCAGATCCTATTGGAATGGGATCCGATGGCAAGACACGTCAGACGTAACGGTATTTATTGTAACCGATACGGGTGAGTTGAGGGTAAACGCATCTACGACTTCAGATCCGCACATGAATCTGGATCCAGGAGCCACGCCAACAACGCCTGATGATGGAGACCTATGGCTTACGACTACAAGCATATACGCACAAATAAATGGAGCAACGGTAGACCTGGGTGCAGAAGGAACCGTGACAGAGGTCACCGTAGGCACAGGGCTTGACGTTGCGACGGGAACAACGACGCCAGATATAACATTAAGTCTTGATGAACTTTCAGAAAAATCAGGGGATCTGGTGGGATCTGATAGGCTGGTAGTGGTATCGGGTACATCCCAATATGCCGAAACCATTTCAGGGATCCCGTTGAGCATTTTTGACGATGACCTGACTTATGATAACT